GAATCAGGTAGGGACTGCATCTTAGGAACTATCTCAGCACTGATGTCGCTGTCGATTTGTTTCACCACAAACTTATCCCCAATCCAACTTTCTCTCATGACACATTTACCAGCCTCAAGAGCCTGTAATGCCTCCCCGAATGACAGGTTCTGATACGGGTGCTTATAAGCAGCGATGTCGTCATTGGTTATTCCCAACAGGCTCATTCTTGCCCGTAGGTTCTGACGATAGTCATCCATCGCATTCATCTGAGCATACATCAGGGGTTTCTGCTCAGAAGGGATTTCATTGAATTTAGGATTTTTGAGGATGAACTCATCCAACTTGTTTGTTCTCTCGTCGAGCTCTACATACTCGGCAATCATTCTTTCTTTAAATGCTTCCATAACTGTTTACTTTCATTATTTATATAAACTTTCTTAATTGACAGGGAGATTTCTTTCCCTTTATTCGTTCGAGTCTTTCCTTATCAGGCTTGGCTTCCAACCAATCCTTTAGATTAAAGTGTAACCGTACTCCAAAAGCATAGTCAATGTTCTGTATCACCAAACCGTCAAACTTCCAAAATTTAGGATAGAGTCTGTCTGATACGTGATACGTGTCACCAATCTTATATTTCCCGTCTGCCTTAATAGGTAGCGTCAGGACGTTCCAATTGCTGTACATCGCCATTCAATTTAAAGTTCTTGAGTTCCTCGATTATCCTATCCCTGCTCTCTTTCGAGATATCACGGGTTCTCCCTATACGTTCTGACTTGAGTATTTCAAGCCTACCATCCTCGTGAACCTTTGCCGTAGTCTTCACCGCAATGTCATTACCATGACCAAAGTCCACACCAATGATGATGTCGTTGTTCTGAGCAAAGTGTATCATGGTATTATTCCCAAATTAGGTTCGTTTAAATGTTCCTGAATATATGCAAGGCATTCCTCACGTGTTCCCTGAAAACGGTACAGGTTCCAAGGCTCAACTCCCGTAGTGGTATCCACCACAGCACATTTCTCTTCACCACCTGTTTCTTCCTTCTCGATGTTCATCGTTTCTTCATTGACAATCAGGCTGCTCACCTCTGTATCTATTTCGTACAGGTAAATGGTCGTTCCGTCTTGATTGACAGCCAACTCACCCTCATCTTCATCAAGAAACACTTCCGAGATTTCCCCAACAAATCCTGGGGTTAAATCCATCAGGCTATCGCCCTCATGAATTTCTTTTCCGGCTGAATCTTTGTACACCATATTCTTATTTCCTTTCTATCTTTTAAATGAGTCATCATACGGTCGTTCTAAGAAACTTTTACCACACTGCTGACACCTCATTCAGATTGTTACTGTTATTCGCTTACAGGGAGCAAGAACACCTTATCGAAGTTCTTTATTACTGACATTGACGTAACGTCGCTATCAACCAATATTTTCCCACCCTTGATTTCCCTTACTGTATAGAGAGTCCCGTACACGTTCTTCACTGTCTTGAACCTGTCACCAACCCTCAACTCTTCCAACTTGACTTCTTTATACTCTGAGCCATCGCCAAGACACAGAACTTCCTGGTCTTTGCTGTTTACCCGTACACAGTGAGGACAGGCATGACAGGCTGAACTCCCTATCTTGCAGCCTCCGTGAATGTTGCAGTCAGGCTGTAACTGGTTCCCTTCGAACCAAAACTTCATCTTTAACATATTACCAACATCTTTCAAAGTTACTCAATTTCTTACCACATCTACGACACTTTTGATAATAACCTGTTACATAGTGTCCTCCCTTGCGGGACTTCCCTCCTTTACGGTTCAGAATGTTCTGTTTACCACGCCAGCGTTCTTCTATGACTATTACAGGTTGATGACCGAACCAATCACACAGGGTCTGTCGCCATTTCCTGATTAGGGGTTTTTGAATCTTCTTCCACTTCTTCATACGTTGCATTGAACCGTTTCTCTGACATTATAAATAACTCTCCCGTCTCGTCCGTGAACACCATATCCCCACGAGATACGGACTTCGTACCGCTGTCACCTATGGCTTCGACATAACACTCTTCACGGTTCGTGAACTGTTGGTCAATATGGTAGTCGTTGGCTTTCAACTTATCTACCACCTCACTGAATGTATCATCGCCCAACTGAACGATGTCAAACATTCCTGAAACTTTCGCTTTAAACTTCTTTTTCATTCTTTTCTGGTTTTTGATGTTTAAAATACTTTTCGCCAAATACCTTGTTTATCCCGCCACCAACCATGAAGCCACCTGCACACAATAGGAACACTCCCAATTCGTTCAGATTTGTCTTGATGTACCCGTTGGTCACGACGTCCCAAATAAGACAGAAGCACACCACTAAACCAATGATGGCTCCTATAATTACGGACAGCAGCAAGGCAAACGATTTACTGCTGTCCAATGTCCCTGACTTAACAAGAGACCTGAAATAACTTGTCATTCTCATACCTGTATAGCGTTATGACGAACTCCTCTTTTATTTGTGAAGGACGTCATCGTATGCCTGCAACTCTATAAGTTCAATGAGGTCTCGCTTCGTTCTATGCATAGCGTTCTTGACCTGTTGAAGAGTGAACCCCAGTTCATCAGCCATTTCTTCGTAGGTGAAGTCATCAAAGAACCGCATCTGAATAACCCGTCTTGATGTTGACGGCATCTTCTGCATGACGCTCTTTACATATTCTATTCGCTGATTGAACGACAAGGATTCTTCAGGTGTACGGCTGTCGTCTATTACTTGTAACGTAGGTCGGTCATCTTCGGTATCGTCGAACCCCTCATCAATACTGACGATATTCACTCGGTTCTTCTTACGACAATAGTCTATCGCACAGTTCCTGCCGATACGAACTAACCACGCACTCAATTGATAGTCTGGTTGAAAGCGTTCCAACCTCTCGAAAGCCTTTTCGAAAGTTTCCATTACGATGTCGGCTGTTAAATCTTTGTCATTGATAATCTCACCAATCTGAATAGTGAGGATAACATTGTACTTCTTGAATATCGTTGTAAAGGCATCCTGGTCGCCACATAAGGCTCTTTGAACCAGACCGAAGTCCTTCTCGCGATGTGATGTTTTCTTTCTCATGATTACACTTGTTTGATTTACGGAAGCAAATATATGTATAAAGATTGACATATCAAAAGAAATCCCCGATTATTTTCGGGGAAATCATTAATCGTCGTCTTCGTCGTCGTTTGCCTCTCCTATTTGTTTGTAGAAGGATTTGTTCTTACAGGCTGCTGCCATCATGTTTATTGCTAATATATCTTCCATTGTGAGGTCACTGTCTTTCTTCTTTGACCGCTGGGCTTCATACTCATCACAGGTCTCCGAAGGATACATCTTGAATTTATCGTAGTAGGCTATCTGGAACAGTTCTCTCATGCGTTTACGTTCAGCCAGATAGTTCTTTCTGTGCCATTCCCACATCTGACTAAACTCAATATATTCAGCACGGGTGAACTTACATTTCACTATCTTCTTACGACCTCTCTTCCACAGTTCAACTTCCTTGAGATAGCGTTCAGTCGTTCCATATATACTGACGTACAACTGTAAGAACAGTTTCTGGACTGATGTTCTCATCTCGAACTCATACCACTGTTTCTCTTCTTCATCAAGTTTTGACTCATCGATACCGTATTTCTCGCACAAGGCAGACAATAGGATTTTTGCGTTCGTGGCTTCACCACCTACTCCTCTTTCGGCAAGAGCCTGTAATTTACGTATCTTAAGCAAGATACCAGTCGGGACGGATTGTTCTTTGAATTCCATATTACATTGTTTTATTGATTTGACTGTACAAATGTAGTGGTTCAGATTGAGATATCAAAGAGTTTCCTCGGGAATTCTTCAAAATAAATTGAGCCGAACTTCCCAGTCCGGCTCAACCTCGCAATATTTAAGTGCAATCCAACGGCAGATTTACCGCATTATTATAACGTGATTATACCTGTTTCATCACATTCGTGAAGAATACGAATGTCGGGTATGGGCTTCCCGAATTAGCGATAACACGATGTTTCACAAACCCATTTTCTAACAGGAACTTCGCAAGACATTTAGAGGCTTCTACATATCCGTAATTGATATCATGCGCAAGCCGTCTATCCGCCTGAAACGCTTTCTCGAGCGTATCCTGTCTATATACCTGATATCTCAACTCAATTTGTTGCGGAGGACAATCATGTCCAGCAACTATTCCGGCACCAAGGAAATCCTCAACTGGAAGGAACGGCATACGATACAGTTCCGTTGGAATCATTCCTGGTATAGTAATAGCACTATCCCCGTGCCAAGCCGTGTCATGAACCTTTTTCACGAATGGCTCGATGGTTTCCTTCATGACCTTGTAATCGTCATAGAGTCCTCTACGACCATCTTCCCAGCCTTCCTTAGAAACAGGCTCCAACGCTTTAACACTAAACAATAGACGGAACGCCATCTTTACACGTTCCCACACACTTCTGTTTCTTGGTTCATCTTTCATATCTACGAAATTATTTGTGAGGGAGCGTAAACTCCCTCTGGTTATTAGTTATCATTTCCAAACAGTTGTCGTTCAACTTTCCAACCTCTTCTGAAAGTCTTATTCTGACGACCACATGCGCAATTATACGTTTCCCGGAAGAACAGGGTTAAATCATCATCCTTGACATCTTCCTTACAGAACCCGTCAAACCATGCCCAAATGTTAGGACGGTACTCAATACCAATCTCTATTTTCATAAAGTCAGGATTAGGAACTTTATCGGTTTCCCAACGTCTGATAGTCGGGTCCCACTTGTTTACTTCGAACCGTAAACCTTTACTCTCAGCAGCCTGTTTTAATTCTATTAAAGTCTTCATATTACTCCGTTGATTTATTGTTTGACGCAACAAAGTTAGTCATTCTTTTGAGATATCCAATGATTTATCCGGAATATTCTTAGATTTTCCTGAAGATTTTATTATTTG